GGGCGTTGGGATGAGTGGTTTTGACGGTGTGGGAGAGCAAGCCTGAACCGCCGAATAGGTCGATGTAGGTGGCGTTGGAGGGGAAGTGGGTAAGGGCTTCTTTAAAATGTTTGACAAACTTTCTTTTTTGTCCTTGAAAGGGTAATGGGGAGGTGTTGTAGTTTTTCATTTTATTATTAATAATTGCTAATTCAGAAAATAGTTGTACTTTTGCAACTCTCACCTCATAAAACATAAAAGCCCACTGGTACAGAAGACATATTGTCCTCCGTAGCCAGTGGGCGTGTTTTTAAATGAGGTGAGATTCTTTAAAAAGCGGAGGACATTTTTTTAGCAGTATCCTCCTACGACTGCCTACGGGTGCTACCCGTTTAAAAGCGTTTTAAAAGTTGTTTAAATCTTCCACCGAAATGGCTTGTATCTCCAATATACATAAGCTAAGACTACGAGCAATAATAACCAAAGAATATACCTTAATGGTGTACTTTGGGTGTGCTTTCGTATTTGCTCAGCTTGCTGTATTTCGTGCTTTCGAACTTCAGTTTGAGCACTTGCGTAGGATTGCTTATAAAGGGTAGTATCAGCCTGCTGTAAGCTTTTAGAATGGGCTCTGATAGCTTTAATCTTTACCTTGCCATTGCGTACCCTTATAGTCTCACTATTGCCGTCGCGAGTGCGGGTATAGGTGAGTTCTTTAGCATTGCCAAGGCTGTCTTTGTCGTTTTCGAGTTCAATCTCGAAAGACGTGGCGGACAGGTCAGACCATTTAGACTTATGAGACTGCTGAACAAAGAGCTGGGAGCTATCCTTATTGGTGATAAAGTGCTCTTTCTGGACTTGCTTTTGTGTGTAGGTTTCTACTTTTTTGGTTCTGCAACCTACAAGGGCGAGAAACGCTAATAGTAATGTAAGTAACTTTCTCATTTGCTAATTGATTTATATTCGTCTTTGGCGTTGAAGCACGGGCAGGCTTTCGCTACTCCTGGGAAGTCTCTATGACCTAATATTTCGGCTTCGGGGTAGAGGGTTTTGAGCTCTTTGAGGAGCTTTTTAAGGGCTTCTTTCTGAGCAGGTGTACGAGTGTCTTTGGGTTGGAGGGTGTTTTTATCTATTCCTCCAATGTAACAGATACCTATGCTATCCTTATTGTGGTTAGTGACGTGAGCAGGTATCTTGTTCACGTCTCTGCCTAACTCTACGGTACCGTCTAAGCGGACAATGTAATTGTAGCCAATTTCGTTAAAGCCTCGTTGTTTGTGCCAAAAGGCTATATCTTTGGCGGTGTGGTCTCTGCCCTCTGGTGTAGCGGAGCAGTGAACTACTAAGTAACGGATGTTGCGTGTGCTTTTTTTCATTTGGTTCTATTTAAGATTTATAATTTCAACATATACTTTATTTTTACAAGCGGATAAGTTTACCCTACTTCCTGTTTTTCCATTACATATAGTATCTTCTGTAAGGTAGACAAGTTCTACTTCCCTTCTTATACTTCGTAAGGTAATCTCTCCTTCATCAAAAGTCTTAAAATACTGCAGACAAGCTAATGTATCTTTCAAATGGTCTACATCAATGTAGCAGGGAGATTCAATATACAACATTTTTCCAAAGTTACCCTCTTCAGAAGCAGAAATTCCGTAAGTAGTTCCAGGTTCAATAGGACGATACTCAAATGCAATATATCCTAACCTTTTAGTATCGGAATACCAAGCTAATTCTTCCCATTCTCCCTCATCTGGAAATTCATTATTTTCATCGGACGCTCTCACTAAAAGACGGTGATTTACATATTTATTTAAAGACTTCTTACAAATTTCTAAAGATGTAATATTTCCACCTCCTCTAAAACTTAGTAAAATACCTTGACCTCCATAGAAATTATATGAACCCGATAGTCTTCCTCCTTTATTTTCATTAGAAATTTCAATTTCTCCAATATTACTTTTCCAAAAATTTTCTTCAGAAGGAATAGATGGCTTCTCCTTTATCTCACTCCATTTATGTGTGTGATTCTTGTCAGCTTTATCATCAATCTGTTTTTTTAAGTCTTGTGCTGTACCTGTGAAGTTACCTTTGGGTAATAGCTTTGAAGTGTCAATAGGTTGCAGAGTGTCTAACTTCTGTTTGTACTCACTGGTAAAGTTATTATCCGACAAGCCTTTTCCGTCCTCTTTGTCTACTTTTTTGTCGAATAAGGCTTTGTGAGCATTGCTATCGTTTAGGTGATTGCTCAATTGTTCAGCTGAAGCTGTACCTTCTACGAGTTTATCCAAGCCTTCTACGCTTTCTATTGGTATCTTCTCGCTCTTGTGCCAAAAACTATCTAACCAAGCCCAAAACTGCTCTTGCGTTGGTTTTTTAAGGTTAGAAAACCATTGCTTTAATGTTTCTATTGTTGTCATAAATATTTGTTTTCGAATTAAAATCCTACGTATTCGATAAACTGTACTACTCGGTATGGAGGCATATTGTTGTGAGGCTGGTCGCCACCCGTACCTGCCGAGGTACGCGTCATATCATATCCCTTGTTATCATAGTCTGTTTCTTCTGATCCTATATTGCCTGGTATATATACACTCCCCCAGGCCTCTGAATAATATATATCATTGTAATTGTGAGTGTGCAAAGGCATTTCGGATATGGTGAGTCTATGAGAGCGTTCACCACCAGACTTTAACAAACTATTAAATTGGTAGTCTTGCGAGTCGTCTTTGGTTTTTACATAATCTGGATCGAGACCTACAGGCATTTTACCACGCAAGTTTACGTATTCCCTCCAGCCTGCGGGTATTTCGCTGGCAGGTCTACCCCATAAAGCAATAAGTCCAATAGGCACAGCTTGTTTTTGTAGCTTAAGCCTTGCTACCTCCTCCTTTAAATCTTCCAATGTTTTTTTTTCAGCTTTTCTATCTTCTAATTCTTGTAGGTTATTTACTCTTTTAAAGTCCTCCCAATTAAAAGTTTTCTCAGGTACTGATCGACCAAAAGCAACAGTGCGGATAGTCTCTAAGGGACGGAGGAAGCCGTCTTCAAAGGTTACCTCATTGGTTACTTCCTTAATAAATATAGTATCACTCTTGGCTCCCCCCTCAAAGGGTAGCAGTTCTCCGTTTATGAAGACTGTACCTGTTGATATAGTATTACCTGTCTGCTCACATCCCGATATAATAGCAAGGTTACCGGCAAGGTGCCCGAAGTGGTTAAATAGACTATAAGCACTCTGCATAAAGGCAAGGAAATTCACATCAAAAGGATAACCCGCCTCGTGTGTTAGGTTTAATTTATTCATTTTATTTAATTCTTATTGTCCATCTTTTACCAGCGAGTTTATAGAAGTTTACGAGGGCTTCGAGCTTGTAGAAGTCGTATTTTAAATCTCGTGGGAGTACTACCACGAAGTCTACTCCTCCGTCAATATAACTACCTCGTTGGTATAAGAATATTTTGCCTAAGTACAGTGGTTTGTTAGAACTGCGGGGGTAGATATAGAGGCGTGCATTCTGTTTTCCATCCTCGATATTAATATCCCTTTGCACCTTGTCAAACTCATCATTAAGAGCCTTACGCAAATAGCATACTTGGCTGTTGTGTGCGAGGTTGTACAAGTCGGATTCGCGGGCTTGTTGAAATTCGTACAGCATTTTATGCAAGGGTATTGTCAACGCACGTAACCACGCTATTACCTTCGGCTTGCGCAGGAAGGTAGGTGTTAGCAGTACAAGCAGCTTATCAATATTAAGATTATACATTGCTGACATAAGTGATGTCGTTAAAGTTGTCTATGGTAAAGTAGCCTGCGGTGGGTATCTTGCTTATCTCTATTGTTTCAAAGGCTCCGTAGCCTCCACCGCTGGTGATGTTTTTGCTTTGGGCGAGAACTAAGTGCGGTATCTTTACTCCTTCGGCTTGTTGTAGCGCATCAATAAGGTGTGCTAATACGAGTTCACCGTTAAAGGGTAAGCATTTGAGGTAGCTTATTATAGTCTCTTCTACTGGTTTGGTTGCTTTAGCTATACTTTGTCCATTACTATCGAGCACCAAAGGGTCATAGATGATTTTCATTTTTAGGTGCAACACATCGGGCTGATAGTTCACCACTGACAGGCGGACGCCTGCATCTTTAATTTCCTGCAAGTAGGCTTCAAAGGCTTGCTTTTGAGCATCGGTAATAGGTTGCAAGGTGTCGCCTTGTTCACCTGCTATCTTAACTATAAGCCTACCCTCGTTCTTACTCTCCACCACTGCTGAGTATTTTATAATCTTACTCGCCTCTATCTGCTCATCTGTTAACCATTGATTATTATATTTATCACTGTCGTGAGCGAGGTAATAACCATACTGAAAGGCAAGAGCTTTACTTCTATACCAGCGTGCAGTATGAGGTTTGAGTTCGGTAAGGCGTTTATCAATATCTGTCCTATGTAAATCGAAAAGCTTCTCCAAACTCCATATAGCTACTGAGATAATATATACCCACAGTCGCCACATAGCTACTTTGGAGGTGCTGTTGAGGCTTTCCAATGCAGGCTCTTGCGCCTTCTGGGCGTAAATGAGTTGCTGAATATCTTGAATACTTCTTGCCATAAGTTATTGTGGTAGAAAATAATCTTTTGTTACTATAAAATCTAAGTTAATAGCCCATATACTAATACCTTCTTGTCGTTCAAAAACTTGTTCGTCTTCTTTGGTAAAGGCTGTCGCGGGCTGTAAGTTCTTAGCGGTGTAGTAGGCTAATATATCTTTGTTAGTAAAGGCTTCAGCGGGTAGTGCTAATATTTTGCCTGCTTGCACATCATCCGTAATATTTAAGGCATTAGCTTCGGCTAATTCAAAGACGCTTTCTATTGTGCCTGTGTGTTGTAGAGCGAGGTCAGGGAGGCTTTGATTATGTAGGACTGTTATCTCCATTATCTTGGTTATTTAATTGCCCGTGAGGCTCTTCTTCTAATTCAAAAGTCTTATAGAACTTCTTATTGATTATCTTGAGCAGTACTTTAGCGAAGCGAAATCCTAAGCTTTCTAAGTTCTCTAAGAGGCTCACTACTAATTGCCATATAATGGCGATGAGCATTACCCAATAGAGCCAGTGAAAGGGGTCGAACTCAAAACCTCCAAGACTTGGGAACTCTACATTAGCCGAGAAGGTATGCAGTATATAGATAGGCACAAGATAGGTCGCTATCTTCAACAACATACGCCCGAACTTGCGACTCTCGTGTTTTTCACCTCGCTTGCGGGAGGCTTGTACCCCCGTTATCCATTCAAAAATGAGCAATACCACATAAGCGGTAAGGAATAGGTGATTGAAACCAAATAGAAAATGTATTGTAGCAAATAGTAATGATAGTATAACGTCCATTTTGATAAATAGCATTGAAAAGGTGTGACCAAAAGATGATCGTAGGAAGTCTTGAGAGTCCCTAAAACCAAAGCCTTGTAAGATGTAGTTGAGTTTTGTCATATTGTTATTTTGTTTTTTAGCTAATTGTGCCTTTTCCTGCACTTGTAGTTGCTCCCGTTTGAGCGGTGGCAGTACCTGCTGTGCTTACGGGTATACCCGCGCCTACTGTTACCTCTCCACTCTTGACGAATGCATCAATAAGGCTTGCCAAGCGTTCGGCATACTCTTCCATTGAGGCATCTGTTTTAGTAATCATATCTTGTTGCAGGCGGATAATGCCTTGTTTGAGTTGTTCTTTGTTTAGAGCCATAGATTAATTGCTATTATAGGTTCCGTCAATAAGTAATTTTCCTCCCTCTTGTAGGGCTACATCATTAATTTGCATACCGTCGTATTCCAATTGCTTTTTTACCTCAATAAGCATTTCGGTATAAAGGTCGTCGGCGAGCATTTGAGCAATACCCACACCTACTTCGGGGTGCTCTTTCCACTCACCTTTCTCGGTAGTGAGTATAGCCATTTGTTGCTGGTTATCGGAGTAACCTATCTCAAAATCACCATCCGCCGAAAGACGCAAATCATTGTTGTTGTCTATAAGTATATCTTTCATTAGGCTGTTTGCATTTGGTTTACACTGTTCACAATTCTCAAAAGCTCTTCTTTCAGTTGCGCCCCAAAGTTTTCTACACCCTCCCTCACAGAGGATACATATACCTTAGTGTCAGTGCCTAAGTTGCCTATCTGTATGTTGATATGGGTTTGACGTGTTCCTCCCGTTACGATATTGTCTTTAGTTTTAGCTCCTTCACCCGTCGTTGGCGTGGTAGCTTCTCCTGTTATAGGGCTTATTCCTGCAGGACTGCTTTCGGTTTTCATACCCAACTTGCCCATTAGGTCATCTTTTACACTCGAAATGCTTTTAAACTCTAAAGAGTCCCACGCTTTGCCGAAGGCTTCTTTGGCTTTGGCTCCTGCCTCTCTTGCTTTCTTATAGCCCTCTGCTACCGATTTGGCACGTTCTTGCAAGTCGTTTTGTATTTGGCTTATCATCGCTTGGTTCTCTTTGCTATCGCCCAAGCCTACTGCTTCTTTAAATTTGTACCACGCCAACTTACAAAGGTCTACTCCTGCCATAAAAGCGTTGATAGCTGTGTTCCAATATGCCTTAAATCCAAGTATAAAAGCCTCCCACAGATACTTCATTCCTTGTACGGTGTTATCCCACGCTTTACCCCAACCGCTTACGCCCACAATGCAATAGGTAATAATAGCAATAAGAGCAATAATACCCGCTATAATCCACGTTATAGGGTTAGCTAAAAAGGCGAGGTTTGTCTTAATGACTGCCCACGTTAGTCTATTTTGCCAAGCGGTAGCAATAGCTGTGTAGGTGTTGTGCAATATCAATGCGGTCGTGAATATACCTATAGCACCTGCAATAAGCCAAATAACGGGGTTCCCTTCTTGGAATTTCTGAATAAGCCACCCAATACCCTGGCCTATGCTTGAGAAGACTGCCGACATAAACTCTACCAAGGGACCAAGCATAGGGCTAATAGCTTCATATACTTTTAAAGCAAGTTCGGTGATAGAGTCAATCATTTTGTTAAACTTACCGCTGAGAGTTTCTCCTGCTTTCTCTGCACCTTGATAGAAAATTCCTTGCTTGTCGGTTGCCCATTCAAAGGCTTGTGCCAACTCTTGAGCTGAGATACCTCCTTGGCTCATTCGCTCTTTAAGTTGCGCCATACTTTCCCCCGTGCGTTCGCTTATCACCTGCAAGGGGTTGAAGCCCGCGTTTATCATCTGCATTAAATCCTGCCCTTGTAGCTTGCCCGCCGAAGTAGCCTGCGCAAAAGCAAGTGATAGACTCTTCATCTTTTGGGCATCACCCATTGCGATGTCGCCTATGTTTTTGAGTTTGCCAAAGGCGAACTCAGAAGAGAGCCCGAAGGACATCATTGTCTTCTGCGCTTCAATAAGTCCCGCCTTGTCGTAAGGCGTTTTTACCCCATAATCGGAGAGTTGAGCATATAATGCTTTAGCTTTTTCTACATCACCTCTAAGCAGGGTAGTGATATTAGCTTGTTGTAGGTCGGCTTCCATTCCCTTTTTGATACTTCCCCCTATCATAGCTCCCGTCAATATTAGGGGGTTCGTAGCTATCCCGGGCAGACTGTTCAAAGCGTCTGAAAACCAAGTTTTAAGCCTACTTCCATTGAGAGTTTGTAGCTTAGTAACACTGCGCTCTAACTTATTAATCTCACTGTTGTACTTACGAATAGCCGAAAGGCTACCTATAGGCAACAAATCTCGCTCGGCTTTGAGTAAGGCTATTTTCTGTTGCAAAGTATGTACAGACGTGCCCATTTGGGCAAAGCCACGAGAGACTTTTTTCTGTACATTCTCTAATTCGGCAAATTTTTCTAATATTGTATCGTTATTTATGCCAATTTTTTGTAACTTTGCACTGACAAAGTCTTTAAGCGTTAATGTATATTCTAAAATATTTGCCACAATGAAAGTCTTATTAATTTTCTTTAACCTACTTGCCTCTATTGGCTTATTGCTACTTATTAGTGCGGGGTTGTTCTATGGGATTGCTCTCCTTGGTGTGCCTTTCTATGCTACCTATAGGGCTTTTACCGAGAAAGAGCCTACCACTAAAAGGAGATACACCACCACAGCTATTGCAAGTGCAGTTTTCTTTTTCCTTATAGCGATACTTGCCCTTATGCTCTCCAAAGGAGCCGAACAAGCAAGAGAACGTGAAAGACTACAACAAACTACCTATACTACTTGTATTGTTCCGCCTCTTTCTGCCTAAGCCATTCTAATTCTTTTACTCGCATAGCCCACTGGGTATCGGTGAGGTCGTCGGGATTGGCAATGTGCATATAGTAACGCAAGGAAGCGTTAGTGATACGAAGCCAATCCCTTTCCTCTTCAATCTCCGCATCACTTAGAGCTTTTCCAAGGTAGCCTCTTTAATCTGTATCAATTCGCCAAGCTTGCTACTTGCCGAAAGGAAAAGTGCATCATCAGTCTTAATCTCTTCATCTCCTCCCAACCAACAGTTGGTAAGGATAGCCTCATTAAACTTCAGCGGGTCCTTGGTTGCCAAAGTAGAGGCATAGCTAAGGGTTTGTCGGTCGGGCGTGCGCAAATACGCTTTTTTGCCCTCAATATTCAGCACGTACACATCGCCGTACTGCTTTTTCCATTCTTGTATTTGTTGTTTAGTTACGTTCATTTTAAACTGCTTTTAAAAGGTTTTTAAATTGCCTGCGGGTGCTACCCGCCCCGTGTGGCTCACACTTGTCTCTTTACATCTGTAAAGAGGATAGGGAGCTCTATGATCATATTCTTATCGCCTTGCTTCATTCCCTTTTTCACTTCGGTAAATTCCACGTGCTTGAGAATATCGGTGACTATCTGTCCGCCGTCCAAGGGCACGTAGGAAGCGACAAGGTCAAAGCTAAGCCCAAGTATATCGTTGTTGGGCGCATCGCGTGTCATTGCCTCAAGCTCGCTTTGCCAAAGGCTAACTTTGCCTTCAAAGCTACGGTTGCCTGACACAATTCCGTGAGGTTTGCACCCACGCCCATAAAGCAAGTCTTTCTCACGCTTTTCGGTATATTCCAGCTCCGTAACTCCTATGAGGATACGCCCAGCAAAAGCGATAGAGAGTTCACACCACGCATATTGTTTACTGTTGAATGTTGCCATTTTTTCTAATGATTAATGATTAATTATCAATGGTTAATTACCTTACGGGGTAACTGTTGTAGTAAAGCCAATATTTACTTCTATAAAGTCGGCATAACCTACAGGTAACAGTTTGATACCTATCACCACTTTACCCGTTTGTAGAACGCGCTGTGTGGGGTCTATATCAATCTTTACTGCTGAAAGCTCACCTTGTGAGACCATTTGGCTTTGCAGGGTACTCTCAAGTTTGGTTTGCCAACTCTTGATAATAGCAGGGTGAATACTGCCGTCTTCTGATAGTAACACCTCGTCGCTGAGTTCCTCTACCAATACCCCATAACTTAGAAGCATTGCCTTGTCCATAACCAAGCCGTTACTAAGGCTTTTAAAGTCGTCAGTGGGCTTGGTAAGAGTATTATCGCCCGAAAAGTAGTAGCCAGAACGCCCTACGAAGGTACGAAAGAAAATATACCCTCTGTCGTCTAAGGCGTCCCACTGGTCAGCTTTGCTGTCAATAGTCGTGCCGTCAGTAAAATAAGCCACCAATGGCAATACACTACCGTCCTTCACGCGGTGAATTTTTCGTTGTACGGGAATAGATGTAATCTTTCCTAAGAACAAACCAACTGATGCTTCTTTCTCCTTATCGTCATTCCCGATAAAACAAGCCACTTTGTTGAGTTCGTTTTCCGAGAAATTAGTAAGGTCAGCTACTTTGCCGTTCCAGCTGTTGCCCGATACTACTACCCTAAAAGGCATATACTTCTTTTCAAAGTGCTCGGCAAGGGCTTGTGCTTTCACTACGGCTGTTTGTACATCAGCATCTAAGCCTGCGGTAATAGTCTCGCTACCGGTAGCTTTTTTAACTACCCCAAGCACGCGGATAGCCCCTTTGGCATCAGCTATGAGAGTTGGGGCAAAAGCACCGTCTTTGTCGAGCATTCCCGTCATAGTAGTGGCATCCGATACGAGCATTAGCCACAATGGCGTGCCTGTTGAGGCTTGGTCATAAAACGCTTTGATATGCTTGTAGGCAAAGGCGTTTTCAGTTTCTGAAATTCCCAAAGCTATGGCTTCTTTTAGTGAGAATACTTGGTACGACTTGCCCAATTCTACTTTATTGCTCACCGTAACTCCCGTTGTGATAAGCCCAGTAGTCTTTTGTATAGCCGTAGTTCTGCCTAAGCCGTCTTTGGCAATATTGAATAATACTTTAGGTAATGCCATTATTTTTTAGGTTTAAAAAAGTTGAATTTTGAAGTATCTGTTACAGTCTCACCTTCAGAGTCTTCAGATTGTTCAGATTTTTCAGTTTTGTCTGGTGTTTCTGTTACTACTTTATCTTCTACCTCATTAGTATAGCTCTCCACTGTGCTATCCTCTAAGGTTTGTGCGTGGTTTTGTGCATCTTTTTTTAGTAAGAAGAGGAAACCATCGGAGGTAGCAAAGAGTTCTTTTGTTGCTTTGTTTTCCTCAAAATATTGTTTTGCTTTTTCTGCTGTTGTCATCTTAAATGTTATTTAAAAGTTAATAATAGGAGTAGGGTGAGGTATGGATACCATTAAGCTCGTCCGCTCACCCTACTGTTTTTCCTATACTATAAGATTGCTCCTAAATATTTAGGGTTCTTGGCGCGGATAACCCCTACTAAGGCACGTTGTGCGAAGGAAATAGTATCAGCTTGTAAACCGGAGTCGCGCAAAGTAGCGTACATCTCTACATCACCGAAGCAACGGAACACCTCGTCGGTAACCCATACGAAAGACGATTGTTTGTCGTCAGTGTCCTTGGTCGCCCCAAAAGGTTTCTTCTCACCTGTTTTGGTATATAGGGGCGTTTGGTTGTAACGGAACACCTTAATGCCGTACATTTGGTTTTCGTTCATAATATCTTTGTAGATGCGTTTATCCTCTTTGCGGATACGTGCAAAATGGTCGGCATTGAGGCAGATGTTAATGCCGTCGTAGATGTCTTTACCTTCCAAAAAGGCTTTGATGTCGATGATAGCATCAATCACCGAGTCGGAGGAGGAGAGGTTGCACACCTTATTCCAAGCGTCATCTTTTTTAGGCGACCACGCGTAGGCGGCACGCTTGCCGATGTTCTTAGCCAGTGATACGCGGTGTCGTTGTATCACGCTGGAGCGTTTGTCGTAAGCAAGCTCAATTTCCTGCAATTGGCGATGGCGTGTTTGTTCGGTAGAATAGGTGTGTAATACTACCTCATTACCTATATCGGTAATATCAGTAACGGGCAATGGGTTATTAGCCGTAGCAAAATAATCTTCGTGTACGGCAGGTTCCACACCCGCTTCAGCAAGGTGTAACTTGTTATGCTCTACATATTGCGACAAGTCTACACTTTGGTATATAAACGAGTTATTAGGTACAGGGTTTTCTTTAATACCTGCTATCCATACTTCGGTTTGAAGCCCCTCCATTGCAATGCCTCTAAAGAGTTCGGGGGCTATGTACTGGGCTACGGTGGAAGTTGCCACGATAGTTGTAGCCACCAAGGGTACTGAGGCACCCAAAGCTGGGGCGATAAACATTGAGGCAATAAGTGCCAATAATGCATTAATAAATAATGCTTTTAGTGATAATTTCATACTGTTTTAAATTGTTTTTAAAGGGTTATTAAATTACTTTTCGGTGTAGCGTACCCCATTGGCATACTCTTTAGCTAAGCGGGCATACTCTTCGGGTTCCTTGTCTCGGAGAGCTCGGAGCCTCTCGGGGTTTTTCTTTTGCAAGTAGTCAAAGCTTTCATTGGCTGTAACTGTTGGTTTTGCTCCTGCTCCCAACACTACCTCACGTACGGTGTTAGCCTTTCCTTGCTGTGTATTCTCAGCTTCTTTGTCGGCTACAAGTTTATAGAGTACAGCTTTTTGTCCGTCAAAATCGGCTTCAAACTGTTTTAGCTGACTTTCTTTGAGAGCTTGTGGGATAAGCCCTAAGCTAATAGCTTTATCTACCAAGGTTGTAGCTTCGGCAGTGCGAGTTTCGCTAATAGTCTTTTTCAGAGCCACTACTTCGGCTTCTGCTTTTTCTTTGTCCGTTTTGAGGTTATGTAGAGCACTAAGTACTGCTTCCTCTTTTGAGTTTTCGCCCATACCCAAGGCAAGGGCTATCACTTTAATATCCATATTGTTTGATGTATTAGTTACTATTTTTTTGAGTTGGAAGGGCTTACCGTCTTTTGATAGCTTCAAAGCGTTGTCATTGCCTCCTATATCAACAATGGAGATTTCTACGAGCTTACAAGCGGTTACAGTCTCATAGACTTGTCCTTCTAAGATGTGTTGTGGTTCGGTAGATACTTCTTGTATTTCGGCAAACATTGAAGCCATACGTATATAGCCACGTTCCACCTTTCCTGCTATCTTCTTAGCGAACTCGTCTTGCTCGTCAAACTCCACTTCTGCTATAAGAGTAGTTCCCTCCTTGTATAGTTTGGTACAACGCCCGATGACTTCACTACCCTTATAAGCATTGACACCTCTTTCGTGCATAAAGAGTACAATGGGGTTGCGCATATATTGGGCGTAGTCAATACCGTCAGTAAGGATACGGTAGCCATAGCTGTTTACATTTTCAGTATTGACGATAAATTGGTGTTTCATTAGCAAATAGGTATTAGTTCGTGCTTAATTCTGGTGCAAAATTCAGCAGGTTTTTGCCGATATAAAAATCGGCGTCCAAAATTTGGGGTAAATAAGCCCAAATTTTGTACTGATTTTGTACAAAATTTGGACAGCAATTTCATTGGCTACTTTATATGTATGACCTTTGCATTGAAAATAACATCATTAACGAATGGATTTTGATATAAAAGAACTCACCGCACGGGCTTTTTTGGACTATGTAGGTCCAGCATTCCCGCAGTGGTGGGCAAACAA